GATGCAGGCATTGCGCCTGTGACCGATTTGAGGGCGTGGGGCGCTGTGTTTCAGCAGGCCGCCCGCGATGGCCATATCCGCCGCAGCGAGGTGCTTTTTCCGCGCTCGCTGGGCAATGGGTCGCTTTCACCTGGATGGGTTTCTCAATGAGCTGGCAAGCCTATGAGGCCGCAAAGCGCGCCTGGATCGACGCAAACCCTGGCGCAACGCCTGAGCAGTACGAAACCGCCATGCGGGCGATTGCAAGGCGCTACGGGGTATGAGTTTTGACGCCACGGCTAGGCAAAGGTTAGCTACCGGAGCCGAAGAGCAGGAAATGCCCGCCTGCCTGCCGTTGGTTTCTTTTTTGGGCGATGAAAGGGTAGTCATGAAGCTCGAAGCCGAGGCAGAAACAGAAGTCTTTCTCAACAACAAGGGCGGAGTCACCGTATCGCAGTCGTGCGCCGCAACAGGAGAAACCCACCTGGTCTATTTCTTCAGCACCGACCGCGTGCGCGCTGTGGCGAACGAAATGCTGCGGTTGGCCGAATTCATTGATGCTGGCGACGCTGGCGAGGAAATCTGAACCATGGCCGGAGGCATTGACTGGTTCCGCTGGCACCACGGCAGCGTGACAGACCCAAAATTCCAACTTGTGGCGCGCAAGTCTAAACAGGCGCTGGCATCCGTCATTGCCGTTTGGGCTTTCGTGCTCGAACAGGCCAGCGCGTCCGAAGATCGCGGCGCATTCGGCGCAATTGATTGCGAGGCTATCGACTGCCTGCTTGGGCTGGAAGATGGCGCAACTGACGCCATTCTGGCCGCAATGGGTGAACGTGGCTTGGTGGATGACGGCGCTGTATCGGCATGGGAGAAGCGCCAGCCGAAACGGGAGCGCACAGACAACACCAGTACAGAGCGGTCACGCGCGCACCGCGACAGGCAACGCCAAGAACAACAAGAAGGCGAAAAGCAACGCCATGCAACGCCAGAAATTGACGATGCAACGCAATGCAACGCCATGCAACACCAAAAAAAGCCTAGAGGAGAGGAGAGTAGAGTAGAGAAGAGAAGAAGAGAAGAGAAGAAAGAAATACAGGCGCAAGCGCCTTTGCCCGATTGGCTCCCGATGGAGGCATGGAGCGGATATGTCGAATTGCGAAAACGCATTCGCAAGCAGATGCCGCCACGAGCCCAGCAGCTTGTTCTGAAATCCCTTGCGGACATGCAGGCAAAAGGCTTGAGCGTGGCGCAGTCGCTGGACAACTCAACCCGCAATTCGTGGGTCGATGTGTACGAGCCGAAGGAGCAGCCAGAGCAGGCCGGTGCAAAGATCGGCAGCGACGAGTACGCCACACTGCACAAGTCGGCAGGCTGGTGGCGTGAAGCCGGGTTCCCGACGATTTGGGATGCGATGGCATCGAAGTGCTGGCACACCAATGCCGACCAGTTCCGCGATGGCCAGCGCATCAAGGAGGCCGCATGAACACCCTTGATCGATTGCTGGCGAAGGTCGTCAAGACCGATGGTTGCTGGAACTGGAGCGCGCGCAAGACGCCTCAAGGATACGGCCGAATCAGCGTAGGGAGCGTGAACAAATTGGCGCATCGTGTGGCCTTCGAGTTGATGGTTGGCCCTATTGGCGAACTTCATGTACTGCATCGCTGCGACAACCCGTCATGTGTGAATCCAAAGCATCTATGGCTTGGAACAAACACTGAAAACATCGCCGATAAGGTCGCAAAGGGTCGCGTTCCGTCCGTTGTCGGATCTGCGAACCCAAGGAGCAAGCTGAATGACGCGGACGTGATCGCGATCCGACATGCGGCAGCCAGCGGTGTGGTGCAGGCCGAATTGGCTACGCAGTTTGGGGTGACGCAAACACAAATCAGTTCTATCGTTCATCGCAAAGCTTGGAGGCACATTTGAACGCCGCAGAACTGTCTCAGCGCATGGCCTCAGAAGCCGCCGCCATTGCGCAATACCTGCTGCCCGGTGGCAAGCGCCAATCCGGCGAATGGAAAGCTGGGAGCATCAACGGCGACGAGGGCAAGTCCCTGTCCGTGCGCCTGTCCGGCGCGAAGGCTGGCGTGTGGGCTGACTTCGCATCCGGCGAATCGGGCGACCTGCTCGACCTGTGGGCGGCTGTCCGGGGTGTGTCTGTGTCCCAGGCCATGACCGAAGCGAAGCAGTACCTGGGCGTGCGGGACACGATGCCAGAGCGCGAAGTGAAGTCGTTCAAGCGCCCAGCCAAGCCGCAGTGCCAAACCCCGAAGTCTGCGGTGCTGGAGTGGCTCAAGAGCCGGGGCCTGACCGAAGCAACGCTGGCAGCTTTCAAGATCGCGGAGCAGATTCGGGACGGCAAAACCTATGCGGTGTTCCCGTACCTGCGCGAAGGCGTGCTGGTGAACGTGAAGTACCGCAACGTGGCCGAGAAAAAGGACATGCGGCAAGAGGGCGGGGCAGAGCCTTGCTTGTTCGGCTGGCACCTGATCGACCCGAAGGCCCGCACAGTAGCCATTTGCGAAGGCGAGATTGACGCCATGAGCCTGCACCAAGTCGGCATTGCCGCGCTGTCGGTGAATGCCGGGGCAGGCAATCACCAGTGGCTCGAAAACGACTGGGATAGGCTGGATCGGTTCAGCGAAATCCTGATCTTTTTCGACTCGGACGAAGCAGGCCAGAAGGGTGCAAAGGAGGTAGCAAAGCGCATTGGTGCCGACCGCTGCAAGCTGGTGACGCTGCCCGCAAAGGATGCGAATGATTACTTGATGCAGGGCGCGGACGCCTCCGACTTCGACCAGGCCATCCAAAGCGCCAAGCCGCAAGACCCCGAGGAACTGCGGCAGGCCAGCGACTTCATCACCCGCGTGAAGTCCATGTTCTACCCGGCACACGGCGAAGAACGCGACCCGGTTTTGCGGCTGGATCGTGACCTTGACTGGTTCGAGTTCCGCGCTGGTGAACTGTCGGTATGGACGGGCTACAACGGCCATGGCAAGAGCCTGATGCTCTCCCAAGTCTTGCTAGGGCTGATGCAGCAGGGCGAACGCGTGACGGTGTTCAGTGGGGAAATGACGCCAGAGCGCCAGCTCAAGCGCGTGGTGAAGCAGGCGACTGGCCTGGATCGCCCGACGCCACAGTACATCGATGCCGTGGGCGCGTGGGTGAACGACAAGCTGTGGTTCTTCAACGTGGTCGGAAGCGCATGGATTGACCGTCTATTGCAGGTGTTCCTGTACGCCAGCAAGCGGTACGGGGTGCGGCATTTTGTGATTGACAGCTTGATGATGACGGACGTACCCGAGGACGGCCCCGGCTCCATGACTGCGCAAAAAGAGGCTGTGCGCAAGCTGTGCGACTTTGCCCGCCGCAACGGTTGTCACCTGCACCTTGTCGCGCACCCGCGCAAGGGCCAGGACGAATCACGCGGCCCCGGAAAGCTGGACGTTGCTGGCAGCTCAAAGATCACGGACGGCGCAGACAACGTTTTCACTGTCTGGAGCGCCCGCAAGGACGAAAACGACCCGGACGTTGACCAGGACAAGGCAGACGCCCGCCTGGAGCTGCAAAAACAGCGCAACGGTGATGTTCAGCACTACTCGCAGCCGCTGTGGTTCTGCAAGTCGGCCCAGCAGTTCGCCACCAGCAGCCGTCGCCACGCCGTGTCCTACGTTCCGTTTTCTGGCGATGTGGCCTATGCCCAGCAATGACCCATTACGACACACAGCTAGCCCACCTCATCAAGTTGGCAAGCAACCCAGCAACAAAGGAGCATTCATGGAAAAGGGCACAGGAATTGGAACGATGCGGAACAGGCATGTGGAATGGAATCGCGCAGGAGCTGAAGGAGCACATGAAGGCACAGCAAACAGCATCCTTGCCCGCACCGCGCAAGCGTGGGAGGTGAAATGAATCAGCAATTTCCCGAAATCACGGTAGCCAGCGCGCTAGAGCAGCAGTGCGGTGGAAATCACTACCGCAACATGGCAATCCAGCCAATCGAGTTCATTCACGCAAACGGCATCCCGTTCGCCGAGGGAAGCGTCATCAAGTACGTCTCGCGCTGGAGGGTAAAGAACGGAATTGCTGATCTGGAGAAGGCACGGCACTTCATTGACTTGCTGATCGAGCTGGAGCGCAAGAAGCTGGGAGCCACTGCGTCAGTCGCCAAGAATCCAGAAGGCTGGCACGCCTGCGGCAACGTGGGCATGGAGGCTTCGGAGTGAGCGAGCCGATTGATCCACACAAGGCGGTTGATTTTCTACTAGCAAACGCCGGGAAGTACGCCAGCGCAAAAGCAGAGCGGGTTCACATCGAGGAATACCGCAAGTCTAAAAAGGCTTTGCTGATGGCCAAATGCCCCGAGAAGGCCGTAAACGCCCGCGAGCAATACGCATACAGCCACCCGGATTACATCGCGCTGCTTGAGGGCTACCGGGCCGCCGTAGAGGTGGAGGAGCGCCTTCGGTGGGCGCAGATAGCTGCCCAGCTTCGCGTGGAGATATGGCGCAGCCAGGAAGCCAGCAACCGGGCGCAGGACAGGGTGATGCGATGACATTCCGCCGCACCACTTGCCCCCATTGTCGGGGAAAGCTCGAGCAAGGCCAGCGCATCCACCCGGCCTGCATTGATCCGTGGCTTGAAGCACAGGCCGCAAAGGCAAAGCGTGCCGAGGAAAAGCAGGCACGCGCCGCTGCGAAGGTAGAGCGCGCCAGCATCAAGGCGCGCAAGGAGGCCATCAAGAGCCGCGCAGACTGGGCAAAGGACGCGCAGCAGGCTTTCAACGCATTCATCCGCGCCCGCGATGAAGGGTTGCCGTGTATCTCATGCGGACGCCACCATCAAGGCCAGTGGCACGCTGGGCACTACCTGAGCACCGGGGCACGGCCAGAGCTTCGCTACACAGAAAGCAACGTGCATCGCCAATGCGCCCCATGCAATACGCACCTTTCTG